CGACCGCGACGGGTACGACCGCGCCGGGTACGACCGCGACGGGTACGACCGCGCCGGGTACGACCGCGACGGGTACGACCGCGCCGGGTACAACCGCGCCGGGTACAACCGCGCCGGGTACGACCGCGCCGGGTACGACCGCGCCGGGTACGACCGCGACGGGTACAACCGCGCCGGGTACGACCGCGCCGGGTACGACCGCGCCGGCGAAAAATTAGCACCGTTCGTTTTGTAACCTGTGTCCACCATGCCACAACTAACCATACTCGCCGGCAACAATGTCGGCTGCTACAACACTAGCCAGTCACTTTGGGACAACTACTTTAAGTCGTACCCAAATACAAAGGTCACTATCGTACAAGGCCACGTCCACGTTAAAGGTGAAGGCTACCTTGCACGCTTCCCCACGCAAGAGGCTGCGGAAGCGTGCATCATCGCTGCACAGAAAGCGGCACTGCCGCCAAAGAAGAAAGCGCACGCCAATGCCAAAAAGTAAGCCACGGCGCGCAGTAGTGTACGCCATTTGTACAGATACGGCTTTTGTTGAACAAACCGGAACGGGACAGCTCTGCATTTACTACTCATTAACCGATGCGCTTGGCGCATTCGTTAGCGTAAAAAGCACGGCTGATAAAAGCATACGTGCATCGCTAAACATCCGGCGCATAACCACCGTACTAACGGGCAACAAGCTCACGCAATGAACACTATTATTGCTCTAGCTGAACAAGGCTTTGAGTACGCCCGCAAGGTCAAGACCGCTGACGGTATCGTGTTCCGTGGCGTCAAGCGCCGCAGCGATGCCACGCATCGTGTACAAATAACCAAACAGGCGGAAAAGCCGGACGCGTCGTACGATGCTGATTACGGGCGCATACCGTGGCTGCATTACCCCATTCTTGGCGCCGTTGTACACCCGTTGCGGCGCTGGCCTCGTGGCCGTCGCCTCGCGTTCAAAGCCAGCAAGACCCCAGCGGCTAAACGTGAACAACAGGCCGTTGCCAAGCCGCTTGCGCCCGACTTGAAAGACTACCAAAAACAGTACTCGACAAGTGTACGGAAATTGGGAAGAGTACTATTTGTACCGTCCGTCAAACCGTTTACGGCTAATCCGTACATAAAAGATAAACCATACAAAACCATGTCCAAAAAGAAGATCAAAAAGACGGCCAAGGCGAAGGCCAAGCCGTCACCCAAAGCAAAGGTCAAGGCCAAAGCGCCCGTCAAAGCCAAGCCGGTCGTGCCGGCCAAGCCGATTACCAACCGCAAGGAACTGGCCAAGCTTCGCGTCAAAGTGCCCAACACGCGCGGCTGCATCGCCCAAAACGGCATTTCCCGTCCGCGCCCCACCAGCCTTAAAACGGTGAAGGTGTGGGAAATTGCAGACAAGATCAGCGCAGACAGCGGCGCCCCGGCGCTGCGTCAGGCGGTCTTGGATGCCTGTAAAGCAGCCAACGTCAACCAGTGGACGGCTTCCGTCCATTACGCCCGCTGGCGGCGCTTTAACGGCCTCAAAGGCCGTGGCAACAGCGGCGTTGCTAGCAAATAATTGATAACCCCAACCTGTTCCACCCGCTGCGCACAACTCGCGCAGCGGGTTTTGCTTGCCCGTGAAAAAGACCAAAACCAAGCAAGAGCTGCACGGCATTGCTGACGCCCTGAATTTTGTACAGGGATCGTTAGCCCGGCACGACCATATACCGGCATTGTCTCACTTCTACGTCAAAGACGGCTTCATTGGCGGGTACAGTGGGATCGTGCATTTGCGCTGCCGCATTCCCATTGACTTGACCGTTGTACCAAAGGGCGAACCGTTCCTAAAGGCGATAGCCGCCTGCAAAGATACAATACAAATGTACGTCAACGACGCCGGCAAGCTGGCCGTATTGTCTGGCAAATTGCATACGTTGATTGACTGCATTAGTATTGCAGACTTTCCGGTAATGGAACCCAGCGGCCACGTCCAGCCGCTGCCTATGCCGATACTGCCGGCATTGCGCATGCTTCGCCCGTTTATTTCCACAGACCAAAGCCGCCCGTGGGGCTGCGGCGTGCTGTTAAACGAAGGCTGCGCCTGTGCCACCAACAATATCGTACTTGTACAGTATTGGCTGGGCCAAGCCTTCAACGGCTGCGTCAACATTCCAGCCGCTGCCGTGGACGAAATCCTGCGCATTGACGAAGAGCCGGAATCAATACAAATGGGTACGCACAACCTGACGTTTAATTTTAGCGGCCAGCGCCGGCTGCTGACGCAGTTGCTTGAAAGCAAATGGCCCAATGTCGAACAAATGCTGGAAGCCACTACAACGCATCCTGCGCTGTTTCCAGTGCCTGCCGGACTGTTCGACGCTTTGGCGGTTTTGGCTCCTTTCTGCAATGAGCGCCGGCAGGTGTTCTTTCACGGTAGCTGTATCGCCACGACCGCGCAGCCGCAATCTAGCGGTACGGCAATTAGTATTGATAACGTGCCAAATGGCTGCTGCTTCAACATTGACCACCTGCTGAACTTGCAAGGCGTGGCCGACTTCATTGCGTTTAACAATTACCCGGCTACGTCCCTGTTCACCGGATCAGTGGCGCGTGGCGTAATCTGCGGTACAAAGCCATGAGCCAAGCGCACTTTATTGTTTGTACTAGTTGCCGGACACTTCGCAACGTGGCGCAAGGCCCGTATTGTACTAACCCTGATTACTTAAAAGAAAATCCAGTACACTTTCACGGACAGACGGCGTTGAACGACTTTCTACTTGACCACCAAAGCCACCCGCTACTGTTCGTGGCTGAAAACGTAGCGTGGGACTTAATCGACTGCGAACACTATCTGCGCTTAGACAAATGAGACACGACGCCGTAGGCTTGTTCTGGCAGGACACGGGCAAGGAGCGCGTCAACCGTACGCACGTCCGCATTCAGCCGCCTGTACCGCCATCAACGTGGCAGCCCGTGCGCGACCTGCCCAACCTGTCCCGCGCCAAGGTGCTGACGATTGACACGGAAACTTTTGACCCTGACCTGCTGACTAAAGGGCCGGGCTGGGCTCGCGGCGTAGGTCACTTGGTTGGTGTTGCCATTGGCGCAGACGATGACGGACGTTGGTACTTTCCACTGCGCCACGAAACGCTGCCGGAAACAAACTACGATCCGGGGCGCATCCTACCGTGGCTTAGCCATGAACTTGGCCGCGAGGATCAAAGCAAATGCGGCGCCAATCTAATGTACGATTGCGGTTGGCTGCGGCAGGAAGGCGTGTACGTGCGCGGCCCGCTGTGGGACGTGCAGTTTGCCGAAGCCCTGCTGGACGACTCCGCACTGGTGGCGTTGGAAGTACTCGCGCAAAAATATCTTGGCGAAAGCAAGACCGGCAGCGAATTGTTTAGCTGGCTGGCCGCATACTGCGGCGGCAAGGCCGATGCCAAGCAGCGTGCCAATATCCACAAGGCGCCGGCCTGTCTGGCTGCGCCGTACGCTCTTGGCGATATAGACCTGCCGCCCCGGATCATGGCCAAGCAGTGGCCGCTGCTGGAACAGCTTGGATTGACAGAGCTGTTTTTCATGGAGAACGATTTAATTTACCTGCTGATTGAAATGCGAATGAAGGGTATTACGGTTGACATACCACGTGCGGAACAGGTGCGGGACTTGCTGCTTGAAAAAGAGAACGAACACACCGCAGAGCTGCGCAACCTTTGCGGGTTTGAAGTCAACGTTGACGCTGCGGACTCGCTAAAAAAGGTCTTTGACAACTTTGGTATAGCGTACCCGTACACTGATCCAACCACGTGCAACCCGGAAGGCTTGCCCAGCTTCACCAAAGACTTTTTAAAAACAGTACAACACCCGGTTGCCTCACTGATACGAAAGGTGCGCAGCGTCAGCAAAACGCGCACCACCTTTGTTGAAGGGTACACGCTAAACGCGCATATTAACGGCAAGGTGTACCCCCAGTTCCACCCGCTACGCGGTGACAGCAACGGTGCCCGTACTGGCCGCTTCTCTTCATCAAACCCAAATTATGAAAACGCACCAAGCAAAGACGAATGGATTGGCCCGCTTATCCGTAGTATCACTGTGCCGGACGTTGGCCACCCGTCGTGGCGGTCGTTCGACTACTCGCAAATACAATACAGATTTCTGGCGCACTATGCGGTTGGTAATGGGGCGGAAGAAGTGCGCGGCGTTTTTCGCAATGATCCAGAAGCAGACTACCACAAAATAGTACAAGACCTGATTAAGCGGGTCAACGGCATGGCGATTGAACGCAAGCCGGTTAAGAACGTCAACTTTGGCCTGATTTTCGGAATGGGCATTGACCACCTGGCCGAAATCCTGACGCTGCCACTGGACGAAGCCAAAACCCTGCTGGCAGCCTACCACGAAGGCGCACCGTACGTTAAATCCACAATGGACGCCGTGAGCAAGGAAGCCCAGTTATTTGGCACCGTGCGCACGATCCTTGGCCGCATGAACCGTTTTGACCTGTGGGAACCGGCTTACCGCAAACGCGGCGTGGAATTGCCTGCCTTGCCGCTTAGTGAGGCTGTGGCGCGCTATGGCAACGTGCGCCGGGCCTATACCCACAAGGCGCTTAATTACAAGTTGCAGGGTAGCGAAGGCGACCTAATGAAAACGGCCATGCTGCGCTGCTGGAAGGCTGGGGTATTTGACGTGACGGGCGTACCACGCAACACCGTCCACGATTCGTTAGACTTCTCTGACCCCGGCAACTGCGAAGACGCCTTTACGGAGGTTCACCGGATCATGGAAACAGCCTTGACCATTAGCGTGCCCATTCGCGTTGACACCAAGAGCGGCCTGAATTGGGGCGAGTGCCTGTAACTGGTGCTTGAAACGGTAAAAAATTGTTCCATCGCGCAGCACGGGTTTAAGCGGTATCAATTTCATACCACTACCGTACCAAAGGCCGAGTTAGTACGGTATCAGTACAATACCCTAGGTTGCGTTCTTAAAGTACCTAACGATGGACGCCGTACCGCCGCTGTGCGGGGCCGGCTACGGCGTCCCTATGCGTTACCCCCGCCACCCCTGCCTGTCCAAGCAGCACAACGGAAGGGAAAGTTTCAACGGCGCACCTCTAAACATGCAATTGACGCATCGGGTACGGTTACGGGGTGATTAGAAAAAGTCTGCGTCATGCGCAGATTATATGTAATCAAACCAGGCCCAGGGTCGTCTATAAATACAACACTAGCACCTTGCGTAGAGTAAATCAGCGCACCGTTTCTAAAAAGCTGCAAAGGCGTGTTCGGTAGGCTTGCCCCAATTTGTCCAAAGACAAGAACGTCGCCACCCACTGTTTGTATAGTAACCGTGCAAAAGTTTACTGGCGCGAATTGTGTCAAGCTAATGCTTGCAATCTGCGCGGCTTCCGAGTTGGTAACACCAAACGGTACAATTGCGGCAGTGGTAACTGTACCCGGTAGTAATGCCGGCGTGCCGCCGCCAATGACGCCCGGCACGGCATCCAAGGCCGTAGCAGCCACCGGCCCGGCAAGGTTGCCGCCAATGGCCGACGTGTTAAACGGCTTGGCCCAAATGTACAACGTGGTGCCGCTAACAAGATTTGGTATTGTCGTTTCAGTGGACAAGCCGATAAACCACACCGTTGCAGTTGAGAAATCGTTAACCGTACTAATATACACAACGGTGTAGCCAAAGTTGGTGTCTGTGGGATTGTCCCAATCAACGCGAATGGCCACAGGCATTGCGGTTGCCTGTAGGCTGACAACATCGCTGGGCGCTGCCGGCGCACCTGCAATGTTTGTGCCGGCTGAATTAGTCAGCCAGTTGGGATTGGCCAGCGGCAGGGAATTTACGCTGCGTATTCTAACGTCGTACTGCACGCCTGACACAACGTTGGTAATATAGTCGAAAGACTGCGTACCCGGCACCCTGTCCCAATCCAGCCACGCGGAAACCCCATGCACACGGTACTGTATCTGATAAAAGCCACCGGACAACACAAAGGCGTCCGTTGAAGGCGTCCACGACACCAGCAAACGCGGTACAATCGTACCGTCAGCCGCCACCACCACTGTTGTACTATTACTGGTTAAAACAAGGTTGGTAGGGTTCAGTATGATAAAAGGATTAGGCAGTGTGGACACTGGCGAAGGTTCGTAGGGCACCTCTTCTCCGCTGTTCCATTCAAACGCCTCTTGCGCAGTGCCGCGCAACGTCAGGTCAATGCCAATGCACGGTATCTGCTGTTCGTCCTTTTCTGAAACGAACTCAAAGCCCGTCACCTCAAAGTACTGGTTGGTGTACCCAAAACGATCCAACGTAACCAGTATGTTGTCACCGCACTGGAAGCGAAGCGCCGTTAGTTTGCAGGGCATCTTCAACGTAACCTGGCCTGCGCGCGTCCGCTCAACAAATATCTTAGCCAAACGCTGCGCACGTGCCGGGCTTGTGGTCAAGGCAAACTGCAAATCCCCCCAATAAATTACGTTGTTATCGTCTGAAATGTACGCGCTGTTTTGGTACACCGGGAAGTCAGTAGCCTGCCAGCGTGAGTTGGGATCAAGATACGTGCCCTTGCCTGAATTGATTGTGTCCCGCATTGACATTTTTGTACTGAGAGTGGGCATCTTGCGCAGGTCAACTTCCGTCAATGGCGTGCCGGCAGGTACTTGCCACGTACCCGCGCGGAGGTAAAAAAAGCCGCCCACCCACGGACACTGACCGGCCATTGCACCCAGCATAGCGTCAAGGTTCTGACCCGGCGAGCTGGCTGAATCTATCACGCCATTAATTGTGTACCGCTTCTCTGAGCCGCCGCCGTTCAACAGTATATCGTCGTCGCAATCGTTGATTGCCGTCATTAAGTACCCGCTGTCAAACTCTGCCAGTGCCGTACGAAACCCGTAAGTTGTGTCCATCATGTAATCGAGCACGCACAGCCCTGCATTGTCTGACCAGCCAACACTATTGCTTCGCGGATCGTACACGGGCTTGCCGTTGAGCACAACACCAAGGTTGGGCACGCCACCGGAAAAGGCATTCTGTTCGTAAGTCAAGCGCCAGTACACGTAGGCGCACCCGCTAAGCGTGCAGTTGACGTTCCACGCGCCCGCACTGTTACTTATCAACGTTCCATCCGCTGTATCATCTGGTACGCCAAGGTGAGGGTACACGGCAACCAAACCGTTGTACCGTGAAGTGAATACCCCAGTGTTAAGATCAAACTCACCGTTGGCCGTGTTGCCACCGGCAGGAAATTGCAGACGGAAGTTGTCAACGTCAAACTCACTATACGAATCAATCTCGTGCGGAGTGTGTACAGTAACAATGTCAAAGTATTGATTTTGATTTCCGGTTGTCTGCATGTACACAATGACGCCTGGCACAACGGTGTTGCCGTACGCAATCGCCCGCGTGGAAATGGAGTTTTTAACCATTTGCTGGCTGGGGTAATTGGCTGATCCTGCCGCCGCCTTTTGCTTTGGCATTAGCAACTTTTCCGCGCAGACCAGCGCCGCCATAACGATAATATCCGCCACAATGGCGGCTTCCGTGGCGGTCAAGCCAATGGCGACAAGGTAGGGTATCAGTACAACAGGCATGGCTAGATATGGTAGGCGGCAATGCAGTTTCGCCGTGGATAAAATACAAGCCCTTGCGGGCCGACAAACGCGCCCACCTCGCCTATGCAGGCACCAAGGGCTGGCATTCCGTTGGCCGTTTCTTTGCAAACGAGAATGTCCGCACGGCAGGCAATAGCCGGATCAATGCGGCGCATCAACGTGCATTCGTACAATGCGGCCAGCTCTTCAACGTTATTCGCACCCAGCCGGCGAAAGGCCCGCATTGCGCCCACGGCGGTGGTGTACGTGCCACGGATGCCTTCCGCAAAGTCGTAATCAGACAGCAGCACAGTCTTGGCGGCATCGCAGGCAAATAGGCAGCAGTCATTGACGCCCCACTGGAATGGGGTGAAACGCCGGCTTTCAATGAAGCGGTTGAATCTGCTTTGCCAGTCTGCGTGCCTTTTCACGATGTTATGTTTTGAATTTGTGCGCCGCTGCCGGGCAACTGTGCGCTTGGCCCGTTGGGGTTGCCCCAATAAACCTGTACCAATTGGATGCCGTCCACGAAGTCAAAGCCCTGATCGTTGGGAAAATCAATGGCCTGATCATTGGCCGTGTACCGGCGAATGCGCGGGCGGTTAAGTTCAATCATGCGGCTTTCTGCCGTAATGGACACAGCGCCGGTTGGGTTGCCGTCCTGCACCGTCATAACGTCCATTAACCCTTTAAAAATCATGTACGGATCGTCCAGCAGCGACCAGTTGGCGTCAAAGCAGGCCAGCCATAGCTTGACCGCCTGGCCTTGGTAGTTTTCATCCAACGCAGCGGCAAGGATGCTGGCGGGCACGTTGCTCATGCTTAGGGAAATTCCCTGCGCGCTGCCGTCTGACATTTCGGCAATCTTGCTCACGTTGGCCAGCGTACCCGTGCCAAGAAAATCGTTGCCCTGCCACGTCAGCGTGTATGGGCCTGTCCACACGAACAGCGGGGCGCTCCGGAAATCCATTTCGCATAGCACGGCCAAACGCACGGTCTGCGCCATTATCGCGGACGACATTGCCGATGTTAGGGGCCGTGCCATGTTATACTAGTTCAGTGGCCGCAATGGCGATACCGTACGTGCGGGCAAGGTCAATTGACCACGTAAAGTCATTGTCCATTGTGAAGACGCCGCTGGCGTTGGTGGTGATAATCAGGGTGCCGTCAGCGTAGGCGCTGCGCAGGCGAGGCCACACACTCAACGTGGCGTTGCCCGTGCCGTTGCTGTTGGCATCGGCCAGCACCTTGTGAAGCCGCATGGACGCGCCTATACCCACCTGCACCCAATCGCCGGCCTTGAGTATCTGATTTACGCCTGGCGTCCAGCCCTTGGTGTTCAAGTCCATTGAACCAGCCGTCTGTATCCCGCTGACCTGCGGCGCACCCGTCGCCACGCCGGATGCCACGCGCTTTGACGTGTCGTTGAGGTAGAACGATCCAAGCCGCCCGTTGAGGGACAGGAACGCGCCCACAACGCGTTCTGCCGCGTCCACCGTCTTTAGTGGCGGAACTTTTATATTGCAGCGCCAACGCTTGCCGGGAAATTCGTAGAACTGGCTTTGTAAGCTCTGTGGCGATACCCACACGCCCACGACGTTTTCACCAACGAAGCTGATTTCCATTGATACAAAGTCAGTGGGCAGGGTGATAGGGTAGGTAATGGGCATGGTGTTAAGCGCCTGATACGGCTTGTTGATACGGCCCGCCACGGCGGATTGCATCCACCACGCTCTGCCGGGCCTGCATCATAAAATTGGGCATCATGGAAGCAAGGTCTTGCTTCGTCACGCCGTTGGCGAAACTAGGTGCGAAATGGAAATTGTTTTGTGTACCGCCGCCACCCATGCCGCCAAGGGCCGTATTGGGAATGATACTACCGCTTGAACTTGGCGTGAACATTTCCGGCCCTTGCTCGCCCACGAGGTATGGCGTGTTGGCGCTGACCGGGCCACCCGTGGCCATCGCACCGCCAAAGCCCAGCGAAGCGCCCATACTGGTGCCGCCAAGGAACGCCATGATCGGTTTTATGATCTCGGCTTCAATCATCATCTTAATCATGTCCTCAATAATAGACGCAGCCAGCTCTTTGAAGTTGGCCTTGCCCGTCACCATTAAGTCAGCTAGGTTTTGCGCAATGCCGTCGCCGGCCTTCGTCCAGACCTTTGAAAAATCAATGGCGGCTTTTTGAAGCTGGGGTGACGTGACGCCAACGGACTTGTTGGCTAGATCAGTCATGGCCTGCGAAGCCGCGTTGACCTTGGCTTTGACGTTATCCCACCACTGGTTAATGCCTGCGCTTGGCGGCGGCGTGGCCAGTAGCGCGTTGGCCTGTTCCATCGTCTTCTTGGCGTTGTCCAGTGACTGCTGCGCCATGTCGCCCATAGCGTTCTGTACACCGTCAAGGTTGGCGCTGATCGTGCCCGCCTTAATCGGCGCTTCCCAAATCGCCTTCAACTTGGCCTGCTGCGTTGTACTATCTTCCACAACGGCGTGCGTCCACTGCGTCAGTGAAGATTGGATGCCGTCAAGGCTGACGTGAAAGACGCTGCTGACTGCCTGCGCCAGCTTGCTTAGCCCGGCCAGCGCCAAGTACACCAGCTTATCAAACGCGACAGACGCGCCTACCGCGAACAGTTCAACGCCTTTGGTCAGGGCGTTCCAAACGTAAATAGCGCCATTGGCCAAACCGTCCAGACCTTGCAGTACTAGATTTAGTATGAATACCAAACCTTGCAGCGATTTGTATGCAATAGCGCCGCCAAGCTCAAACCCAGCCCACGTTTCCAAAGCAAACGCCTTTATCATGCGGAAGGCATCGGCTATCCAAGCCGCGCCCTGCACAATGTTGTCCGTCAGACGCTGAAAGCCGCTGCGAAATCCGTCCTGCTTGCCCACAAGGTCAACGAACTTGTCAGCCAGCCCGGACAACAGAGGCGCCACGGCCAGCGCAAGGCTGTTCTCAACGCCTTCCCACGCGGTCTTTGCCTCAACCAAGGACGCGTTGGCCACGGCGATTTTGGACACGTCCATGCGCGACAGCGCCGCCCCCATGCCTTCAATCTGATCCTTGGCCTGACTAATGCCTGCGGCGCCCTGTGCGAACAGCGGCAAGAGCTGCAAACCGCTTCGGCCAAAAAGTTCCATCGTCACCCGCGCGCGTTCAGCCGGGTTTTGCAGTGTGGAAATCTTCTGCGCAAGTATCGTGAACGCCTCGCCTTGCGGCATGTCCTGCAACTGCTGAATAGTGACACCAAGCTTTTTCAAGTCAGCGTTGGCCTTAGTAACACCGTTGGCCCCAGCCTGCCCCAGCCGCTGTTCAAAACGCTGCATGGCCGTGTCAATCGTGGCCGTACTGACACCAACCTTGGCTGCCGCCATGTCCCATGCCTGCAAACTGGTGACACTCATGCCCAGCGCCTGACTAGTCACCCCCAGCTTCAACATGCGGGCGTCTGCGGCTTCAATGACGCTGGCCAGCTCACGAATTGACATAACACCCGCCACGGAGCCCGCCAGCGCGATAAGCGACCGGGAAAGGCCAAGGGCCATCGTTGCGGCCCCTTCCATGCGCATGCCGGCAGATTCAACGCTGCCGGCTGCCTGATTGGCTCCGCTAGTCAGCGACCCGGTGCGGGCGATGAAATCAACGAATACTGTGCCGATTGACGCCATTAGTTTTTACCGGGCATTTCCATGCCCATTGCTACGAAGATCGAAAGCTGCTCTGCCCACGGCTGGGGTTCTGTCTGCCTAGGCTTGGGCATAAATTCGTCTTCACTATACGGGTTGGGATGCTGTTTTTTGTCACGGTGGATATTGGCAAAAGCTGCGATTAGGCGGGCGGTCTGTCTGCTGGCCAGTTCTATTTTCCATTCCTGCAACTTTTCGTACTCATGGCCTAGTACAAATAGTTCTCGGCGGGTCAGGGTGCCAAACTCTTCGTCTGACAAACCCAACCGTACCACGGCGAAAGCCCAATCGGCCTGTAAGGTTTCTGACACGCATTAACGTTGTTCAACGGGCGGGGCTCCGTCCGCTGTTTTCTTTTTGGGCGCAGGCGGCATGGCCAGTTCGTAACTCTTGGCCACGGCGTCAACAATTTCTTGGAACCTGTCCAATTCGATTAAGTCACCCACGGCGTTTACGTCCAAGGTCTTGTCCTCATGCCGCAGTGCTGCCCACAGCAGTACGCGCAGTTTGTTGGGCGTCAGGTCAGCCCAAAAGGCTGGATCGAACGCGTTGGCGCCGGGCAGTGCGGATTCAAGCGCACAGAAGCCGTTGTAATCTAGGCGCAGTTGACGGGTCTTGCCGCCTAGTTCGATTGGTACTGTTTGTTTTTGCATGGTTGGACAGGTTGCTGACGTTGGGTTTAGTTACCGCTGTACGTGGGCTTGCCGGTAATTTTGATCGTGGCTTTGAAGGTGAACTGCTTTGAAAAGTCCTGCGTGGGTTCGTACTTCGTCACGTAACCGGAAAGTGCGACCGTTTCCAATCCGGTGTCAGAACGCACAAGCTGGAAATTGCGCAGATTGCCGCTTTCCAGATCAGTGCGCAGTTGCGTATGCTGCGTATTGCCCGGCAGGTAATTGCCGTCAATGGTGACTTCCCCGGCCTCGCGTTTGCCCGCGATGAACTCAGCAAAGAAGCTGGGCGAATCGTGGCTGGTGACTTCGACGGACGCCTGCGAATAGCCGGGGCCGACAATGTTTTGTACTTCCGCGATTGCGGTAAAGACTTCGGGCGAAGCGCCGTTGCCGATTTTCAGAACTGTACCTTTTGCGATTTGTGCTGCTGTACTCATGTTGGTTTATGGATTAGTGGTTGAGAGACTGTGCCAAACTGTAAACTCTATCATTGAACAGTACACACGGGTTGTAGACTCAAACGTTTCCCGCCCCGTAACGTAACTGATATTGCCCACAAAGGTCGTACCCGGTGTAAGCGTGCCCGTATAGCCTTGCAACAGCGTTTTTAACAAACCGCGCAGCGTGTCCGCTGCTTCGTACGATTTGGCGTAGCAAGAAAATTGTACATGGATCGAATCCAACCCGCTGGCGCCGTCGTGGGTTTCAATACTCGTGTCTGAAACCTTTGTGTACACAATGAACGGCAGCACGTCGCCGGGCTCTGCCAATAACGGGTACACACGATCCTTGACCACTGCGGCCAAGGCCGGCGCGGCGATAATGAACTGTTGAAGGTCTGCTAGGGCGCTCATTCCAGCGTGGCCCGTCCCGTGCCGTAGAAGCTGTCCAGAGCTTCAATCATGTTGTTGGCGAAGCGCGTAACGGCATTCTGCCATTGCGCGTCAAGTGCTGGACGAAGGAAAGGGAAAGCTTGGGCGTGGGACGAACCAAACTCGACAAACGCCGCGTAGCGCACGGGATTTTCGTAAATGACTTCCCCCACCTGCTTGCCGCGCGTGCGCAGGCCCACGCTGACTTTAAGCCCGGTATCAATACCAATCTTGCCCTGATAGTCGCCGTTGGACAGTCTGCGCACTGACGTAATGATACCTTCCTTTAGTATCCCGTGAAGCACGGGCACGCGGTTCTTGGCCGCTTCCTGCACAGCCTGTATCGCGTCCTTCATTGATACGGTAATGATTTCCTTAACCGCGTCCGGTAGTTGGTACAATTCCGCCACGGCCTCTTTGAAGCCGGTAACTTTAATTTCTATCATTTCTGTACTCATAGCTTGGCCGCACCAGCCTCCGCGAAAAATTGCAGGTACGTCCTGCCGGGCATTACGTCCGGTTCAATCGGCTGGCCGCACAGCTTAAATATCCGGCCTTCGTGTACGATTCGCTGCGACCCGTCCAAGGCAGCTAAGGCTGCCGTCCAGCGCACCGTAAAGTACGTGCGCAGGGTGTTGTTGACCTGCTGGCCTGATACTGACGTGTCATAGCGCGAGCCCTGTTCGTCCTGACGGCATGCCGGTACGTTCGTAAACAGATCGTCCCAAACGGGCTCTAGACTGCCGCCTACGCCCCGCCCCGCGTCACGGCTTTGGATCGTGATATACCTGTTAAGGCGCGGGTATCTGTTGAGCTTGGGCATTAGTTGTGTACGCCGTGCATTCCGATTGGCTGGCCGTTGGCATTGGCAACTTCGTCGTCACGCAGTTTGTTTTCAACGTAGCCAACGCGCGAATCCAGCTTGTCGGCAACTTTTTCGATATTGTCCATTCGCGCGTTGACCCCTGCGAAGTTGGTTTGCAGATCAGACAGCTTGCTTAACCCCCAGCCGCCAAGCGCAAGAAGTACACCAATTAGTATCGTATTTAAATTGAAGTGTTCTCTTCGCTCTTTGTTCATGCTGGAAGGTTTTGGCTGCATTGTCAGTTCAGTTTGACGCCAACGTTTGCCGTACCCGAAGCGCCAGCTGGACGCAGTGTTTGCAGTTCAGCTTCCTTCTGCGCCAGCGCGGCTTTAAGCTTGTGATACTCCAAGGCAAGGGCTTGGTACTCTTTATTGAGCCAAGCCAGAAGCTGAACGTGAAGTACGATAAACGTAACGGTGACTGCGATGCCGCAGAGCACGCCAAGTAAGAATTGGTTGGACATATTAGTACTATTTAATGGTTGACAGTTTAGCGGTTACTTTCGCCTCAAACATCCGTAGAAAGGAATGAATGGGGAGAAAAATTGCGTGCAGTACGGCATGGCCGACTTTTTCAAAAGTCAGCGACAACGGCAGCAGCGGCGGATACACAGCGGCGGCAAGCGGCAGCAACACGTACACGAACAGCCACGGCAGGCCAACAGCCCAAAGCGTACAAACGATAAGCGATTTCCACCACGACTGCTTTGCCAGCGCAGCCGTTAGTTTGGCTGCAACCGCCGTGGCACGATCAGACAACGACCCCAGCGCCTGACGCTGTTCTGTTTCCTGCTGCACGGCTGCGGCTTTGTCCACAGTCAGTGCGGCATTTTCCGTGGTCAGGGTATCGACCTTGGCGCGTGTCTGCTGTAGCGCCGCCTGTGAGTCGGCAAGCTGCTTGGCGGCGGCTGCGCGGTCTGCGGCGTTCTTTGCCACCAGTCCTTTGACTAGCTGCGTAATCCACTGCTTCTGCTGATCCGTCAGCGGGTCGAATCCCTGCTCCGCGTAGCTGGTCAACGTCTGCGCAACCACCACTTCGTCAGAAGGGTTTTGCACGAGTGAAAGCGCCTGACCGGCGCCAAGCACGTACTGGTGCAGCACGTCCAAGCGTACTTTCTGCTGCGCAGCCAAAGCTGCCTGATTAGCAGCCAAGGCTACGTCTGCGTCGTGCTGCTTCTGGCTGGCTTCAAGCAACGGCTGCACCTGCGCGCTAATTGCCTGCACGGCCTGCGCCTGCTGCTCTGCATGGCGCTTGTTAAGCCAGCTTGTAATTGGGTTGGCACAGCCGGACAGAGAAAGGGCCAGAATAATAATGGCATAGCGTGTGTTCACGGTAGGGGTAAAATCTTAACGTACACAGACACCGTGCCGGCGTTGGCACTGCACACCGTTTGGTTAAGGTACAACGTCGTACCTGTGGAAATTACGCCGCCCGGCATGGCCCAATACGACGCCGCGTAGTTGACCTGACCGGCAAACGCGCGGGCAACGATTGTGCCGGATACGGCCTGCCCGGTGCCACCGGGGCCGTCACGCAGCACGAAGTTGGACGCGGAAATATCGCCGGTTGCCGTTTCAGTTACGATAAACACGGACGGCGACGACATGGGGCCGGCGCCGCCGCCGTCCAAAGTAAAGCGCGTTACCCACGCGGGTATATCAACGGTACCAATATCGCCCGTGCTGCCCGTCAGTACGGATACGTTGGCAATCTTTAGTACAATTGGCGAAAGAGACTGCTGGGCGCATAGTACGCCTGCGAATGATACAAACAAGGCGGCAAAGGCCACCCGGAACTTTCTAATTAACGTGGACATGTTAGTTGGGTTGGTTGTTTTAGTGCTTACAAAAGAGGGATGACCAAAGCGTAAACGGAGATTGTGCCAGCGTTGGCGCTGTTGGCGGTCTGATTGACGAAAATAGTTGTACCGGCAGACGCCACGTTTGAACCGGATGTCTGCGAAAGACCGTTTGCGGCAATTGGCCCGGTGAACGCATTGCTTAGCGCGTTGCCCGCACCTGACGCGGTATCGCGTAACGTAAAGCTTGCGCCGGCCAGCGTGCCGGAAGCTGATTCAGCAATACAGATAAGCCCTGACGCCTGCGCTGGCCCTGCGGCAGCACCGTACAAACAAAACCGTGTGAGCCATGCAGGCAGCGTCACGCTGCCAATATCAGCAGGCGTACCCGCCGTTAGTACAGTTAAGTTGGCCAGCTTAATTAAAAACGGCATCGAACCAATAAACATACTTGGCTTTATATTGCGCGTTGCCGCTGTTGCCCCGTCCATGCCAAAAAAATCGTCCGCATTGATAGCGGCGATTGACGCGCAGGTTGGGTAAGAAGAATCGTTAAAGCGTTTGCTCATGTTGAAATCAATTTAGGTACGCTAGCAAATTGCCGTTGTTGTCTGCGAATAGTACGCCGTAGGCGTCTTGGAACGGTGTGTACCGTTGACCAATTGGGGTAATAGCCGCTGTGCCGGTGCAGGTCGCACGCAGCAGCCGAACCCGCGTGGGCGTCGATACCAACGCTACAGTGCCAAGCACTGTGGTAAGTATCTGCCGGCCACGAACAGCCTGCGAAACCAGCATACTGACGCCGGTAGCAGATAATACCATTGTGCGGCCCCGTGCGAAGACGGCGACAGCAGCAGCCAAGCCCGTTGTGGCCGCTGACATTAGCCGCGTGCGCGTTACAAATACAACAGGCGTGGCAATCGCTGCGACCGCCGCCATGTTTTGCTTTATGCGAAGTAATTGCTGCGTCAGCACAGAAAGACCGGCCACGCTCAGTACGTTGACCTTGCCACGAATAGCTTGGCAGACATTCGTGCAGGCAGCCGCGATACTGGCCAGATTAACACGGCTGCGCGGCAATACCACGGCAGCAGCAGCAGCAGCAGTCACTACGGAGTTATTCCACCGCCACCGCACCACCCGCACGATTGGCGTACACATTGCGGACACGGCCACGATCAGGCGTATGGCCTGACCAATGACAACGTTTAGTACGGCATGGCCGACAATATCAACGTAGGCTGTGATAACCTGACAGGTTAGCGCGGCATCGCCCAAGATCGTGGCGTAAATAAAACGAATGCGCACCGCCGTACTGGTGGCGGCAGCGTGACAGACCGCCGACAGCGCAGAAATAACCCGTGCGCGCACAGGATCAGCCACGACAGCCGCGCCGCAGCTAGCGGCCAAGGATGCCAAACGCTGCCGTAAAATGGCGGTAGTGGCCACAACGGCTGCGGACACTACGGCGGACGATAAGCGCAGGCGCTGCGGCACAACCGCCGTTGTCGCTTTTCCGATAACGGCTACGCTGGTCTGGCCAATCTTGTTGAAAACGGCGGCAACAGCGGCAGCAAGCGGCAATGTTGCGGCATTCAGCCGCGCACGGATCGTGGGAAAGGCGGCGGAAGACAGGCCCGTGAATGCCGCAATAGGTAGCCGCATACGATACTGCGTACTGACGGCCTGTGCAGCCGCCACCACTGTGGGCGCGTTTGTGCGGCCTCTGCGGGCTGTTGCCACGGCAGAAGCACTTCCCACGGTGGTAGCCGTCTGCGTACGGCCCCTGACAAGCCCTGCGGCAAGCAACGCGCGGCCAAGCGCCGCCGCCAGTGTGTCGAACACGCCTAAGAAGACGCGACGACACACTGCGGAGAACACCAGCACGCGACGAATGTTTGCCGAAAGGGCCATTACTCAGCTTTCGGTAATCGTCAGGCCACCAGCCGGAATAATGGGCTGGTCGTTGGTGGTGTAGGTCTTTTGGTACGCGCTGGCTAGATCAGCGAAGTACAGCAGGTTGCCTGAGCTGGAAGCGTCGTACAGGCCCACGGAAAGCACGGTGCCGGTAGTGCCGCCAGTGAAGACCGGGAAGGCGATGCTAAGCAGATTGCTAAGCGTTTGGGCGGTCAATGACCAGTACGTACCGTTGCCGGGAATAGCCACACGGGCATAACCGTTGCCGGACAATTCAACGCCGGTATTGCCCGCGCCGGGCGAGGTAGTGAAAAGCGCCGCGTAGAAATTTGCGGGCACGGTATAGGACGACAACCCAAACAGGTTGTTGAGTAGCTTTTGAGCCAGATAGTTCGATTTTCCAGAGGCCATGATGTTTAGTATTGTTAGGGCTTAATTAGGAGATACCCCGAAAGGACTACGCCCGTGCGTCCATCCGTGGCAGTAATTCTTAACTGAAAGTAAAGGGGCTGTGTTGGCAGCAGGTTTGGCAGGTCGCCTGCTGTCAGGTAAACGTACACGACGCCAGCGCCGGCATTGATGATGCGCAGTTGTGTACTGTCGCTGCTAACTTTCGTTATCACCGCATTGCCGTCCGTATCGTCCCGGTTTATCTTGGCGAGGAACAGGAACGAACAGCCCGTAACGTCCATAACGTTGCCGTCCAGAGTCACGTCGAACTCTAGCACGCTGTCTTCGTTCAGCGGCACGTCTAGTACGGTATCAACGATGAAAGGCATTTTTATTTTTCCTGCATCATGGATTCAACCCGCATGGCGCGCAGGATATGGCGCAAGTGCAGCGGCATTTCCTTGGCGTTAATGTCCGTAACGGCGCTGCGGTCATTGTAGAACACGGTGGCCAGCATTAATACGGCAACCTGCAACGAAGCGTCCACCCCACTGCCTTTGGTACTGTATCCTGCATCGAAATTTATCTGCACGGCGTCAGGCCGTTTGACCAAATCAGGCAAGGTGTACCCATTCTCAACGAATACGATCCGGCCAGGCACACTGACTGTATCGGCGGCATAGTTGGATGCGTCCATTGTCAGTAGTGACAGCGTGGCCGGATCGTAATACTTGACGGTGTTGATTGCAATAAGCGGCGTGCGGCGCAGCTCTATTGACCGCAAATTGTCATTCGTCCAAAGCGGGTGTATCTCTGACGGCACGTAGCTGCGGAAAGTGGGCCAAAAGCTACGGTAGTTTGGCCATGAATCCAAATTCAGGCAGTACGTTTTACGGATCAATGCCCGGCCCGTGTAATCTTCAATCAGGTTAACCGCCGCCTGTAGGTACAACTGTACCAACGCCGTGTCATCGTCCGGCGCGCGCATGTGCTGCAACGCAAAGGCAATGTCCACGGGTAGCACGCCGGGCGCGTCGTTGGTGACAAGTTGGATTGGCATGGTCAGGAAGCGGGCGGGGTCTTTTGCTCAAATTCGTGTTCTTTATTGTAACCCCACACCAACGTGCCCACGCCTGCGGCAACGCCGCCAGCAAAGGAACCCATGCCCAAGTCAACCGGATGACCGGTGCCAATCGAATACAACGCAATACCTGTCATGCAAAGCAGGTACACAAGGCCAAGAATAAGCTTGCGGTAGTTCTTCATTTGGTTTCGTGGGCGAAAAAGTGGGCAAAGTCTTTGACGGTGGATATGGCGAAGAAAACAATAATCGTTTGAAATAGGTTGAATTGAAATGCGCCGTCAAACGCACGAAGCAGCCCTTGCTTGTATATCCAACCGGCAAGAAAAAGCGCCTTAACAAGCCCCGAGAGGCCATGTACAACTTTGGTTTTATTCATAGTATCAATTGTTCGATCCTTTGATAACAAAGAATTTGAAAACTGGCTGCTCTGTTGTCGTGCCGCCCGTGGTGAAAAACGTTACCTTAAACGCCCCGGCAGTCACCGCCGTGGTAAAAATTTCATATGCGTCTGCACCCGTTAACTGAATTACTTGCACGGAATCTAACGCGCCGACAACTGAATCAGAAACGATAAAACTTGTCGGAAGAATCGAACCGGCTGCGCTGACCAACTGGATTATGCCGTTTGGCGTGTTGGCCGTAACACCTGTTGACCGGCTTGTAATCTGCGTAATGGACGCACCTGCTCCGGTACCGCCCGCCCAGCCAAAAGAACCGTTGACGCTACCAACAGCTATTGCATTTGAAGCCAGCAAAGCGTATTGCGAAGCCCCGCCTACGCAAGCATTGACGTGTATAGCAGCGTTTATACCTGTTGTCGAAGGCGTAGTACCGTTAGCCAGATATATTTCAGGACGAATGAAGATTCCATTAAAAAATTGGCTGTTGGTAAATGACGCTTGACTGGCATCCATGAACACAAATAGGCCGTCATACTGACCGGCCACCCCCTTGGCGTCGTTACGAACTTCTGCGCCATGACCCACACTATTTGATGTCGTTGAGCAAGTATATCTAAAAACTCCTCCCCCACCTTCGTTTCCAGTGTTTGTTCCAGTGTCGTTTGCATATCCGTAAACGCAAAAATTAGAAGCATTTGCCGCAAAAGGAGCGGTGATAAAAAAGGTGTTCGGCGTAAATACGCTAGCCGGAGGACTAGCCGGAATTGCGGTTGTGTTGGATGCAATATTGTTTCCGTCTGCTGCGCCTGTTTGATAAGTCTGCAACTTCACATAGGTTTGCGCAGTGCCAAGCCCAGCAAGCGTATCAGAAGCAGCCGGTGCCGTTATAGTCGTACCGTCTGTACCTGCCAAAGTTATAGAGTTATTAAACGTAAAGGTTTTTCCAGCCGTTCCGGTCAAAGTATAGGTGCCGGTAGTAAACGTATTTCCGTTAACTGTAGTAGGTGTAATAGCACCAAGGGTAAACGTAAAAGCAGGCGTAGTAGTTGAAGTAGCAACCGTGCCAGATACACCGTTAGCCGTAGTAACTGACGCACTTGTTACTGTACCGCTGCCAGCAGCAGGCAGACGGCGGGGAGTTACCACGTAAGGCAAGCCCACAGTACGGGCCGTTGCCTGCGCTGCGCTCGCTTCAATATAGCCCACGCTTTGCGCCTGCACGGCCACCGGCAGTAAGCACAAAACTACAAATAGTATTCTTTTCATGTTACAGGTTGGCGTTGGTATAGATAACCAGCACGCCGGTTGTCGCGTCTGACGCCTAAATGTTCAGCTTTGAAAGATCGTATGGCTTGCCGCCCGGAATGAAAGGCAGCGTCAACGGTGCCTGATTAATCGGCGTGGCTAGCGCGCCAATGGTGATAGTGCCCGTGTTGGTGGCCAACGGAGTTATTACGGACTGCTGGCACAACGTGGGCGAGTAGAACAAAGGTACTACGCCGGTTGCGCCAGGCGTAATTGAAACCTCAACGATCAAAGCGGTTGGTGTGGGCATAAAAGTTGTGGCGTTGTGGCGCGCGGTTACTTTGCCTGTTTCTTGACGACCTGCTCAGCGGGCAGCGGCCCGTTGTACAAATCACCCACCTTGTTGGCCAAAAGATCATTAGCCACAGCAGGCAGGACGCTGACAACGGCGTGCACATCGAATGAACGCACGTCGCTGTGGGAATCAGGTACAGTTCGCACGTCAACGCGCGTACTGTACCTGAGTTTGACGGCCACAAGCTTGGTTGGGCTGGTACGCTGGGCAGGTTGGGTTATGGTAATCATGGCGTGGTGACTTTTTTGCCGTCGTACAACGCGGACACGTAGTAGTTAGGGCTGGCGGTGCCGCCAATGGTGAAGTACAGGCGGACAAACGCCTTGAACGTAATGTTGTGATAGAAGCCAAGGCTCTGGTTGGCCGCACCCGTGGTGGCCCCGGTGAATCCACCGCCCGTCACGTCCGTAAAGACGTAATCAGAGGTGAACATTTCAAGGGCTTCCGTCGCCGTGGCCGTCCACGTGCTTGTGCCGTCGAACGTTTCAAGCGTGCCGCCGCTGCCCACCGTGTTGGACTGCCACGTAACGTTGGCCGTGCTGCTGGCCGTGTACGAAGCAATAAGCACGAAGTGGTAAATCGTGGCGTCAGCCAAGTCAATCGGCGTGGCAAACGTGAAGGTAACGTAACCGTACGCCGTGGGAATGGCGGAAACGAGTACATTAGCGGACACTCCAAGCGAGGTGCCAGGCGCACCCGCGCTGTCGGCATAGATCGTCATTGCCAGCGTAGCTGACTGCGACACTGCACCGTTTTGCTGCAACATGCAGGAAACGCTTTTGATGGACGACGCACCAGACTTGGTGATTTTCGCGCCGACTTCCACGGTGGTGGAAGCGCCGGCTTTGATTTTGTTCTGCGTGGTGCCAACCACGAGTTGATTGTAGCCAAGCACGGGGGCCGCTGAATGCTGCAACTTGGCAGCAAGCGTGGGCGTGGTGCCTGCGGTATTGAGCGAAGACAGGTTGACCTGTCCAAAACCCGTAAGACCGCTAAACGGTGCGTCAGTACCACCGCCAGTGGCGGAAATAGCTGTCACGGGCTGTAATTGAGTAAAAGGCATTGTATTAGTATTGTTTGATTATTCCTGCCGTTTGCTGTCCGGCAGGGTTGTGAACGTTAGTACGGAAAACTATCAGGCCGCAGCGTCAAGAATGGCTGCGAACGATTTCGGACGGCGCACGTTGAAGTCAAAGAACGACCACGCATTGATACGGATAATGCCCTGATCGTCTTTACTGTATGGATTGATAAGCATATCCAAGCCGCCCCATTGGCCCATAACCGCGTCATCCCAATTACCGTAGATGATTGAAGAAAGAGTCGTGGAACTGCCCTTGGCCCCGTTGGCGGGCATTTGCGTGGTTACGCCGGCATTGTACCCAATCAGGTCTTGGCCGGAATCCGGCCAAACAAAGGTGGGGTACGTGCTGCCGATTTTCGGCGTGAGTTTCAGCGCTGCGCGCACCTGCGGGTTGGTGATAAAGCCAAGCTTACCCATGTCGGCGTCAGCAATGGCAATGGCACGTTCCAACAGCACAATATCCGCGTAGCTCAAGGCAGCGCCGTTGGCGTTGGTGCCGGAAGCCGGGGCGGTAATGGTGGGCACACCGTTGACAATCGAAACGGTTGCACCCGCGTACAAAGTAGCGATGCCGGCAGTGTTCAGAATGCCGTAGGGCTGGCCGGAAGAGCCGGTGCCGCTAATGCAATACGTGTCGATAATCTTCGCAATCTGAAATGAAATATCATCGCGCAAGTATGCTTCCACAGAGGGGGAAGTCTGCATGGAAAACTGACGGCTGATTTCCAGCACAACCGGCACGCGCCGGGGTGACAACGTAATGCTGTTCATGGTCGAACTAGTGACCGGCGCGGCGTTGTTTTCACCCTTCACCGCAGCTTCGTCATCGGTGACATGCCGGGGAAAGAGCAAATTGCCAACCAGGCCGTCAAGAATACGCGTACCCATTTTCTTGACCAAAAGTTTGGCGTAAAAACGTTCGATGATTGAACCAACGTTGGTTTGAATGGCCAAACCACCCTGATCCCCAGCAGCAGACGTTTGACCCGTGGCCGTAATGGCGCGAGTTTCCATGCTGCGCAGGCCGGCACGTTGAAGTACAACAAGCGGCACACCAAAGTTACCTTCAATGGTCGTACCGGCTGCGCAGGCCTCGCGCTGGGCCTCTTGGTGCATTTCCAGCTCAACACCGTCACAGCGTTCCTGTGTCAGCATTTGGCGGATACCCTTGAGGTAGCTGTATCCTTGGATTGCGCGAATCTGCTCTTCGCTGTACTCACCCTGCACGCTCATGTCCACAGGTGCGGCGGCGCGGGCGGTGGGATTGGCATTACGCTGCTCAAGGGCAAGGGCGTCCTGCGTCTTGCGCAGTTCAGCCTGTTCCTTGGCCTGCGTAATTTTGGTATCGAAACCGCGCACCTCGCCAATATGGCCGGTGTACGCAGTCTGCTCCGCGTCAGTGAAGGCGCGGTTTTCTTTTTCGGAAAGAGCAACAAGAGCTTCCGCTTTTGCTAGGGCGGCGGCGCGCTGCTCAATCAATTCTTTCAACTTTTTATTCATGGATTTGGTTTTTGTGTTTTGTATGATTAGCGCGGAAAGCGCCCTGAAAGTTAAGCGGCCTGTTTGGCGTGCATCTTGGCCAGAGCCGTGTGCTCGTTGCACAAGGCGCAATAGTAGTCCGGCGCGGCCTTGCTTGCCGCCTCGTTGAGCTGCGCGGCCTTTTTGTGCGCCTTGGCCGCGTTGTCCTGATCCTCTGCGTTACCCGCGCGGGCCTTGCGGGTGGCCTCCGCAGCCGCGTAGCTGGCCTGGCGGGCCTGTTCCTGCACAGAACTGTACGAAGGCGACGGCGATTCAACGGACAGCTCACCGTACCGCAGCTCAAGGGAAAGCAGTTCAAGACGACGACGCTGCATCGCCGGCACGTGCGCCCCGCTAACGCGCAGCAGTTCGCCCTTGAAGGCGTCAAAATCACGCGCGGCCAGCTCTGTGTCTTTATACGCGGCCCACGTGACAACGGAAACTTCCGGCAAGTCAACGTCCACAAGGTCACGGTACACTTGGCCGGCTTCCTTGGTTACGGCACTTTTCTTTGGCAGGAAACCAAAGCTCATGGCGTCAAGGTTGCCTGCGCGAACATTGGCCAGCATGTCCCTACCGTCCGTAGTATCAATCACGTGGTTAACGATTGCCAGGCCCGTGGCATCCTCACGAATTTCCAGCGTCCCGGCGCTCTGCCGGCCAAGGATGCGCGTCTTGTCATGGCCGACTAGCATGCGTACGTCGTGGTCATCATCCTTGAGGGCAAGCGAACGGGTGAAAGCGCCGGGCCGTATGCGTTCAATAAATGACACGCCACCTTGGCGAATTTCCTTGCTGTGGGAATTGAACTTGGCGGCGTAGCCAACCAACTGGCCGATGCTGCCCGGAAAACGTTTGGTATCGGCGTCCCTTACCTCAATGCCTTTGCAAACGCGAATTTCAAGTGAAGTATTCATAAAATTAATACGTTTTCTGTATCGTAGAGTCTTCGTCAATCGCCAGCTCTTTGGGTTTGGGTTTCAAATCAGGTGCTACAGGTTTGGTGCCAGGCTCCGCTGTATCTGCGTCCACCTGCACGAGAATAGGCGCGTACACTTTCATTGGCCCGGCAGGTGCGGGCGCTGCGGCGGCTGCTTTCTTTTTCTTCTTTTTGCCCTTTACCTTTTCGCCCGTCTTTGGGTCAACCGCGTCTTGCGCATCGTCGTCCGGTGCGGCTGCGCCTGCGTTGGGGTCTTGCGACTGGCTGCCAGCTTTCAGCAGGTACGCCGTGGCAAACCGGGCATCAATCATGTTAATTGGCTGCCAATACACATCACCGCCGTCTATGGGGTTCAAGCCTTCGCGCCTGCGAACGTCGTTTGCGCTCAACCAGCCATTCTGCCTGCCGGATTGATAGTACGCAAAGCGCGAAGCTGAATCACCGCGCATCATTTCGTCCAAACTGAAACGGAAGCCGTACCCCTGATCCCGCTCCTCTTGCGTCAACAGGCGCATGTTGATATTTTTTTCCCACCGTACGCAATTGGGGCGGATCGTATCGACAACAAACGAAAGGTTTTCCTGCTCAACATTGGCACGGGGTGATGCGCCCATGATACCCACCTTGTGCGGCGGTACGCCAAACACCCGGCAAATCTGCAAGTCCTGATACTCGCGCGCCTCTTGAAATTGGGAATCCTTGTTTTCAGAACGCGTAGCTGCGTACTTTAGCCCCTCTTCCAATACAACAGTACGGTACGCGTTGCGCCCGCTTGTCGATTGCTCAAACTGTTCTTTCAGGCGCTTCTGCGCTTCCGCGCTCAAGGCGTTGGGTGCTTCCAGTACACCGTTGGGCCGTGAACCATTGCCGAAAAATTTTGCCGCGTTGTCCTGCAAGGCAATCGCCAGCGCGAAGACTTCCTGCAAGCTGGCGCTGTGGTCAATGCCTATGATACCACTACGTGAATACCCTTTAAGGTGTATCATATCCTCAAGCTTAAAATCAATACCGCGCCGCATGTATCGAAAGCCCAAATCATTTGTACGGCTATCGCGCGTCATGGAAATGTCCATCGGATCAATGGGGTACAAACCGCAAACATCGCCGTCGCTGTCCCGCATGATTTCCGCAAAGGCGTTCTGGCGAAGACTCAGGTGCCCTTCCATCGTGCCAACAAAATCAAACGCGGACATTTCCTTGTTTGGCGCGTCGTGCATGTACGAAAACAGCGGCAGGTTGCGCGCCTCAATCCGCGACCCGTCCGGCTTGGTTTGGCACAACAGCAGCGGCAGTGAGGCCATTGCTTCCGCCCGTACCCGTACGCAACCAAACACCGTTGCAATACCAATCATGCGCAGCGGCGTTACCGTAATACCCGTGGCTGACGCCACGCGGCCTAAAATGGCTTGTAGAAGCCACTCTTCCGGGTTCGTCAGGTTTGACGTGCCGCTGTCCCGTGTCTCTATAGTACTATTTCTTACTGTACTACGTTCTATATTGAAGCCAAGGATACGCATTTCTGCTTAATCCTTTGCTTATGGGGTGCTAACCTACCATGCAAGCAAGATATTTACAAAATAAGCGCGCCCCTAGATTCGTACACACTGGGCTTGTTTGTATTCTCAAACAATCGGGCCAGCCCCATAATGCACGCCACCACACCGTCAATACGTTTCTGCGAAAGTTCCTTGTCCGGCTTCATGTTTCCCACCGGGTCACGGCGTATAACCGTATTACTACAGTTCCAAGTTAGTATGGGATTGCCGTCGTGCTCAACCTCGCCGGACACGGCCAGGCGTTCAAACTCAGCCGTTGGCGCTGCCATACTAATAAATCCCATGCCAATTTCCACAAGGGGCAGCCCTTCATTTTGCAGGGTGTTCACCAGCTCGCCGGCAAAGTGCCTGTCGTACGCAATTTCATCCACCACCACTTGTGTACAACGCTTAACAATGTCGTGGTGTATAAAAGAAAAGTCCGTGGTGTTGCCGGGTGTGGTTTTCAGCCAGCCCTGCTGTTTCCAGAGCCGGTAATCAACGCCGTCACGCTCGCTCTTGAGCTGCAAGTCCTGATCCGGCAGGTAGAAGTCCACCAAGTACCGTACCTTTTCAACGCCCGGCTGCTTTGGAAAAACGTACGCCACGGCGGACAAGTCGTTGACGCGCGCCAAGTCCATGCCGGCCACGCAACGTTTGCGCGCCATGCTTTCCCAAGTGTACGGTACGCGGCGTTTGTCCCACGTATCCATTTGCAGCCACGCTTCCGCTACGTCCGTCCAGATATTGAGCTGCTTGTTTTTGAAAGTGTTGAGGCTGGACGGCATTTGCTTGGCACCCGTCGCCTTGCTCTGCATGTAGCTCAGTTCTTTTCCCGTACCAAGGTTGGGGTTGGCAATGTACCAATTTTTTGGCTGATCCCAATTGTCCTCTTGTTCGTGCTCTACCGTATAAATTACACCAAACACGTTGTCCGCAATATCTTCTTTTTTTAGCACTCTAATCAAATGCTGGCGCTGTTCGTAGCAAATGCCCTGCCGGTTATGTCCGGCTGTGGTAATCGCCCCCATATGCCAGTTGGTACGCGCGCCAAAGGCGTCGTCCATCACGTCCCACAGCTCGCGCTTTGGCCAGGCGTGCAGTTCGTCGCAATAGGCGCTGAATGGATTCAGGCCGTCAAGCCGCTGTGAGTCAGACCCCAGCGGCTTAATGAACGACGTACGCGCTGAATCCACCGCAAAGATAGTATTCTTGCCTTTTAATATCTCAAAGGTTTCTGAAAGCCCCTCGCTTTGCGAAATGAACGCGGCCACGTCGTTGTACAATAACTTGGCCTGATCCTCTTTTGTGGCAAGGCAGTACACTTCCGCCCCGGTGTTTTCCAGAAAACCGCAATCGTACGAAGCGCCGGCAGCGCAGAGCGTGGTCTTGCCGTTTTTGCGCGGCACTTCCAAGTAAAAGTAGTTGAAGCGCCACAAGTCAGTGCGCTTGCCGTTGTGTACTCTTTTCCAACCGTACACGCAGCCAAAGAAAAATTTCTGCCAAGGTTCCAGTACAATTGGCTTGCCGCGTTCCGGCCCCTTGTAGTGCTGCAATTGTCCACAGTACCGGAAGAACCGTTCAGCGGCGGCGGTATCAAACCACACGTCTTCCCGCTTTAGATCGTCAATATGGCGCTGACAGGCCAGACGCACCCACTTGCAGGCCGGCACGTCGCCAGACAACACCGCCTGCGCGTACGCGGTCGTGGCGTCCAAGACAGGTTTAGTACGTTTCGGCTTTTTGGTCTTTCGCTTCATTGTACAAAATAGTGCGTCAGCAGCAACACGCGCAGGTCGTTAAGGGGGCACAAGCTGCTTAACGTTGATTGGCGCCGCTTCCAGCGTGTCATTATCCAGCGCGATTGTCTCAAACCGTACAAAATGCAGCACGGTCTTTCCCGGCAGGCTTTGCTTATCCGCACAGAAGACCAGTGGCGCACCTAGGCCGCGTATCTCCGCGCACTGTTCAAGGGGTGTTTTCATTTTTAGTACGGGTGTGTTTTATTTCAAAGTCGCTGTACGGGTGTGCAATACAACGAAAGACGCCAAAAGGCGTAATTGTACTAAGTATCGCCGGCAGGCACGCCAAGAATGCACGGCGCCGCCTGCGGTAACGGTAGTTTCGTCCGCGCCGGCTCATGGCTTAACACCCTCGTGGCTGCGCAAATCAATGCCGCCGCTAAGCAATGCGGGGTTGTTGGTGTGTACTACGCAGTCGTTAGGGTACAAACGCCTGTACTGCCTGTCCCATTTCTTGCCTTTGTTGCGCTGACGTACAGCGCGCAGGAAGATACGCGCCATTGTGTACGTGTCAAAAGTACCAATTGAATACCAAGCTAAGTACCTGCCAGCAGTACCATCACACCACGTTGACCGTACGACGTGCCAGCAATCAATATCTTCGCAATCGCCGTCAGGTGCGTAATGCAGTGTGAACACGTTAGGCCGTTTGGGTTTATCGTCCAAGAGCCTATTGTGTATAAATTGTTGTTTAGTATTCATTCCGCACCCTTCCCGTCCAGTGCGTCAAGCACACTGCGGGCCTTGCCCTGTGTGCGCTGCTTTTCATTGCGTGACTTAGGCGTGAAGTACAATTGGCTACGCAGTAGAAATAGCCGGTTCTCACGATTCATTAGTATGCTAAGTGTTGGATTGGTGTACATGATGCCTTTTGAACTCATAACCAGTTCACCTTCCTTTTCCACACGGTGGCGAAGGTCTATGCAGTCGGCGTACATTTGGCAGTAATCAGCTAACAACGATGCGTCAACCGCCGTCAGCTTGTCGCCAAGCTCTTTCACGATCCGTTGCCACTCGCGCACGGCGTTGGCAGAGTCCAGCCACGCCGGTTTTTGTATTTTAGTACTCATTGGTTTTTAGTATTGTTGGGTTGAAAACTACAAGAGCCGCAAAAACTATTTTGTACTTTAGACATTCTAGTACAATAGACGCCATTAGGCACCTTTGTGCAGTGTACTAGGGGTACGGTACTAATGTCGCCCGCACTATTTAAGACCCACGAAGCGTTCGCGGACGGGGGAGGAGTTTGGTTTTGCACCCCCATACGGGGTGTAGTTGTGTCGTGGATACCTTGTTTGTACGGCAGGGTGGGGGAGGGCTTTTGTAAAGAAACCGTACCATTGGCAACGTCAAGCACGTGCTGTAGTCCACGCTGCATGGCCCGTTGTATTACAGCTACAGTAGGCACACCACGGCGTTGCAGTGCTTCCACGTAGCTGTGGCACGACCAGCAGAGACAGAACAGGTTTGATTTGGACAGCTTCAATTCAGGGTAGTCTTGTACGCTTAGTATATGGTGCGTTGCCTGTGTGGCGCGTATCTGTGTTGCGTGCCTGTGCCACGGGTCAAGGCATATCGGCTGCTCGCTGCGCGCAAGCAAACTAACCTGCTTCCATGCGTGCGTGCGATGGAATGGCGTGGCTGCCGTGTCTGTGTGTACACGGTTGGGCCGCTTGGCAGGTTGGTGCAGTGGTGGACGTGTTGACATTAGCGCATTACGCTGGGTGTGTAGCTTGGCCGAAAGCGCGGATCATTGCGCATACTATCCGCAACAGCCTTGCGCGCACTGTCAACCAAGCGTCCCGTTGCAATCGCTTGTTTGATTTCATGCGCCAAACGCTGGCTGAACCAAAATAAAAAAGTTTTCAGGTCAATGTCCGCGCAGGCTTTCATATCGCCAATGCTGACGCCGGTAAAGCGCGAGCTGTGCACGCAAAGCGTGCAGTACATGCGGATGCGCCATTCCACGTTGTTGCGCTTGTAGATTAGTACTGGTTCTTTCTTTGTGCCGGCCTGCTCTAGCGCCTGCTTCCACCAGGCATTGAGGTTGAACGTTTCGCAGTGCTTCACTTCCAGCGCCAGCCAGTCAAGGCCCACAATGTCGAATCCGCCACGGTCTGACTGAATCGTGTTGCGTTGCAGTACTGGTGGTTCGCCGTACAGTTCCGTGTACAGCTTGTCCACAATGGGCTGCAAGAGCTTTATGACTTCGCGCTCTGATCGTTTGCCCTTGTTGATTGCGTGACGACCTTTGCGGCTTTTCTTTGTTGTACTCATTTTGTTGGCTTTGTTTGGACTTTGGTGGGTATCCTATGAAAATGAAAATAATTCCCCCTGTATTTCCCCCTGTTTATATAGGTAAGGGGGTAAGGGGTATGGGGGTAAGATAGGGGTAGAGTAATCGCACGCGGACGTGAGATTTTGCGCGCGAGGCGAGTCTTTTCCCTTTCTTATACAGATTTCCCCTTTCCCCTTTACCCCCAATACGTAAAGTGGGGTACGTGGTGCTACTTACGAAATTTGTGGGGGGAAACGACATGGGGGAAGGGGAAAGGTTAGCGGCCAAAAGTCGGCCCTTTTGCGAAGATTCTTGAAGTCAGGCCAAAGAGGTTGACCGCCTCGCGTGGTGGAATTTCGGTTAAAATCTCCGCCTCAACCATTGCTTGAAGCATGGTGTTCAGCGCAACGTTGGCACCACGGCGGTCATTTTTGAAGGCTGCAAGCGCCTGCGTTCTGCGCCGCAGGTAGTGGTACGGTACAATTGGTTTGTTAAGCAGCGCCTCTGGCACTTTGTACGAACGCTTGGTATCACCGTTCATTTTCAGGTAGTCACTGACGGCGTTGCGCACGTCGCTTTCCTGCCGTGATTCGCCGATGCCGGTTTCACCCTGCTTAAAACGCCGGATCATGTTGTACGCTTCTTTTTCAACGAACGCCTGCGCCCACTGAACGCACTCTGTGGTAATAACAGGTTGGTGCATGTTGCAGCCGACAGCCACCAGTGCGGAGAGTTTTAGTACTTTTAAATGGGCGCGATTCCAAAGCTGGCGTTCCACTTCGTTGCCTGTCTCGTTTATCGTATCAGTACAGAACACGTCAAAGGCGTTAAGCAGCTTCAAGGCCGGCGCGTCTATCTGAACAGGCGCAACGGTATTATTCTGCTGCGTGGTCAATGCCACGGTGAAGAGCGATGCAACCTTGTCCATTAACGCGGCGCTGGGTGGCGTGAACGCGTTGTGGTTGCGCGCCGGACGCTTGCCGGTGTACTCAAGGATCGTAAAGCGAGGTATCAAACCCTCTTGGATATGCTCAAGGCCAAGACCGTTGAAAAACGTTTCCGGCGTTGATTCACCCAGCAGCGTGACATTGGGCGCTTGAATTACTTTGGTATTCTTGTTCGTGTCGCTGTACACGGACGGACGCAGCACGCTTGACCACCCGGACTTGCCATACAAATCCAACAGCACCTTTTTAAGCTGCACGAGGTTGGCCGGTGCGCGCACGTCGCATAGCTGTTGCAGCGTCAGGCCGATTTCACCAAGCACGGAGATAAAGCATGGCCGTTCGTCCAGCACACGCACCAACGCCTGGCCGGACGCAAACGTGCCTGGCCCAATGAAGTGGTCTGCGCTTGGCACTACTTGCCGGACGGAGGCAACGAGGGTGTCAATGGCGCGAGCTGCGCCTTCTTTTCCGCTGCCGGTTTTCGCCAGCACAATGAGATACTGATTAAGGCCAGCACCGCTAACGTTATACGAACGACCAATAACGCCCGCGCAGAACGCGATTGCTGTTGCAAGCGCAATTTCCTTAACCGGCCTAATCGAACTCGTTTCGACAAAATCCGCGATTTCACCAACGAGGCCAATTGGGTACGTGTAAGCCGTATCGTCTCTCTCACCTGCTGCGGCTTCGTCTTCCCCTTGCAGCTCATTTGTACCATTGTCAGGAACCACGGCCCCATTGTCCTGCGACAAAGCGGCGTAATCCACTTGCGGAGGTTCATTCGCGCGAATCTTCCCAATAGCTCTGTCAATATACTTATCATTGGCGGTTGCTTTCTTCCTTTGGCCCAGCGCAGACAGACGGAACAGCCTGCGCACCTGTTCATTTGATTTGGTATAGAAAGCGAGCATGGACAGCAATGCGAAATCCGCCTCGCTCTGGCTTTCGTAACCGTCTTTCCAATCACCTTGCCACAACTGTACAAATTTGTCCGCGTTGGCCGCCCGTTCCGCCATGCGGTAAATGTCTTCGTCACTGACTGTCTCTGCGTGTTCCGTCATGGGATTCCCCATATCGGCAGGCCGGGACATTTCGTTGTACAACGCGGTAATGACGTTTTGCTGGTCTGTTATAGGTAGGTCTTTGAACACACGGCCCGTACAAATCATGTAGCGCGCTGAACTGTACACTTCCACCTTGTCACGGCGCACGCCGGCAGGGATTGAACCGCGCACGATGATATGCAGGCCGTTGCCTGACTGCGACAGCTCCGTATAGCTGGCCAGCGCGTCCAGTATCTTGGTGTGGCGCTTGGCCTGATCGTCCGTCAACGGCTGATCCAAATCAATGATTGTGTACGGATCGTTTGGCGACAGTACAAAACCAACGTGCTTGTAACCTGTATGCACAGCTTCCGCGAACGTGCCCCACGTGGTGGGATTGGTCACGTCTGCGGCCTGGCCTGTGCGCGGATTAAGCGGCAGTTTGTTATCGCCTGCTACCACCCATTGGGGCAGGCTTTGCAGCTCTAGCGGAATGTTTTGAAGCATGGAACAGCTTTTTGCGGGTTAGAAATTCGTACAAATAATGCACGCGGTTGATATTGGGTACTTTGATTTCCCCGGAATGAAATTTGCGCAGCCATGCCAGCGGTATGCGGGTCTGTTCGTGCAAATCTTCCAACGTTCGCCTGTCCGCTTTCAGCAGCCGCAACGTGCGGTCTAGCAGCGAACAAATGGCGTCGTACTTTGGTGTGGACATGGGCTGCACGTATGGGGTTACGACCTACTTGCCGTCAAGCCCAATCAAAAAGTTACGACCCGTTAACGGGTCACGATTTTTCTTGACCGTGATTAGTACACCTGTACGGTGCGCGCATGTCCACGTCACAACCGCCCGTCAAAAAACTGACGAAAGCCCAGCGCACTTTGCTTGCCAATTGGTGCGAATTGAAACGCGTTTCCGCGTTGTACAAAGAACAGGAAAGCGAAGCCCGCGCAGCCGTAGTCAAGGCATTCTTTGGTACACTTGGCGAAGAGACAAAGGAGCTGTTGACAAGCGGTGTTTTGCTTACGGCAACGGGAAAAATAAACCGGCGCATTGACGAAGCTGCGCTTGACGCGGTGATGAAAGAAATGCCCACCAATTTCCAGCGCGCGGGCGCGTTGATTGATTGGAAGCCGGTACTTGTTACCAAAGGATACAAACTTTTGACGAAGCAGCACCGCAAAGTTTTTGAACAAGCTTTGATCCTCACGCCCGGAACGCCAACCCTTGACATAACGCCGGTAAAATGAATTGGCATAACCGTACTAATTTTAAACGACCCCTGCACGACGGCTGGCGCGTACTAATACTAATCACCGTTTACGCAATCATTCTTACTGCCCATTGGTACTATACAAAATAACCACCATGCTTAAAAAACTAAAAGCCCGCTGGCTAAAGTACAAAACCCACCGCCTGCTGCGCAAGCTGGGTTGGAAACCGGATATACCCGCGCTGGAATTTGCGTACTGCAAGAAATTCGACAGCATTACCCACAAGACCAATCGCACGGAAGAGGCGCTGCGCATTGAAGCCCTGTACACCCACAATGTCGTGATGATGCCTGCGGGCGGCAAGATGGCCTGCATGCTGGAAAAGAAAGCCGTAGCTAGCCCCGCACCTAACGTTTGTATCATTAAGACAGAGGGTGCGCTTGACGGTACTACGCGCGGTGAACACGCAATGCACGCCGATGCCGTTGACATAATGCAGCAGGAACGCGCAAGAATTGACCAGTTGAAGTACGGAAAGGGTCAACCGTGATACCAAACGCTGTACCCGTCATTGCCTGCGCCCGGCAAGAGTTTGAAGTCAATCTGCGCCTGACAGAAGACGAAGCCCGTGTACTGTGGGCGCTATTCTGCTACGGCCCGGAACCGGTGCTTGAAGCTGCTTTAAAATCCGGCACGTACTACATGCAAAAGGTCGCAACGTACCAAACAGCTTTCAAAAGCTTGGGGCACAAGTGCTATCAAACGCTGGGTGGGCAGCTTGAACGTATAGACGAAACGCGCAAGGTGTTCGACACTTTCCACAACCCACTAAAGCCATGATATACTACGGATCAGCTTACAGCTTTTGCTACTTCGTCTGCGAACAGGCGAAGGTGCGCGGTATTGCACGTAAACGCGAGCACGGTACACTGTACGGTGTGTATTTTACTTGGTCAAACGGCGCAGCCTTTCAAGGTGTAATCAGTGAACTACAGGACGCATTTGTTGGCGCGTGCAAAGCGTTGGCCACGTCGTTAACGTTAGATATTGCGTACGATCCCAAATTAAAAGGTAATAAGCCGCAAGGCCGGGTAGTTTACGGCCATACGCAAAGCGGGTGGGATAGCGCACAATTTTTTACTACATGAACGCTGTTGTAATACAGGATGCGCGCTTTGATACTTTTGGCCGTGACGTCTACGGTAATCCTCGCTTAAACGCTTATCCCGCTATCGTACGTTTTGGCGGTATAAGCTGGACAAGCGATACGCCACGAAACTTTGGCGATGCCGCTACAGCCAACCGTGACGCCGCGCGCTTCGTTACTTTGCTTAACTCTACACCATGATTACAGACCTGCACACTACCCCAACGCACCGCATTTACCTGCAAGACGGCGACAAGTTTATTTGCCGGCTGGGCACGTTCCGCTTCGTCAAGCCAGACCACTGTGGACGCGTCCATGCGGAAATGCTTTCTGATCGTACCAACACCCGGCGCGTGTGGGTGAACTTTGGCGACGACATTAAACTATTCAACGTCATTAACCGTACACAACCATGCCAGAACCAACAGTAATACACTGGGCCGGACACGGCCTTAACCACGTTGCCGGGCCGTACAGCGACGGCCAGCAGCGTTGCGTAATCTGCGGCAGCTTTCTCGTGAACGAAAGCGGCGCACCTTTCCACAGGAAGGGCGGTACATCGCCTGACAATTCGCTGCCGGAAGGCCCGGTTCATTTCCGCGACAAACGTCCAATTGCCGGACACAATACCAACTTTAAAAACTGCAAACCATCATCGCCGTGACCACGCACGCGAAAGTGCCGGCGGCGAAATTGGAAGTAGCACCCGCTAACGCGATGAAAACCAAGAAACCAAAGAAACCAAAGCGTCGTTTATTTTGGTACAACCCCAAACTTCCGATAAACTGCAATCATCCTGATTGCTACACGGAGCGCCTAATTCGCTTTGTGGAGAAATTCTTGGCAACAAAAACTTGGTGTTAACATGAACCCCCTCGACTTCATCCAACTGTCCGACGCGCAGATCAACGCCGCTGTTTATGCACTGACGTTGCTGTGGCATCACCCGTTGATATTCGCATGGGTGTATTATCGCGCTCGGCGCCGGGCGAAAGGAATTTTCGTATGAACACACCATTTGATAAACTCACACCAACCATGACCCCCAACGACACACCGGCCTT